TGATGAAGATGGACGGCGAGTGGGACCACAAGTTTACCCCCTCGCGGCCCTACAACCAGTTCGTCGTCTACAAGTCGATGACCCACACGGGTCAGATGGTTGCGCAACAGGTGAACTCGGCGCTCGTCGTCGAGATCGCCTAACCGCGCGCGGGGACCAGTCTCCAGTTCCCCTGGCTGGTCCCCGTTTTTCTAAAGGAGGAAAGATGCCGGCGTTTCATCTTCTGCGCTGCCTGGTCGCGCTGGGCGGCGGTTCGCAGCCCGACACGGTGGTCTACCGGGACCGGACCCGGCCGATCGTCTTCCCCGAGCTGCCGATCCTGCAGTACATGCACGGCGAGGAGGCGATCACCGAGATCCATGTGGTCGGCCAGTGGGACGCCACCAACGAAGAGGTCCTGCAGCGGCTGCAGCTGACCTATGAGCCGGATGTCATTAAAGAGGTCTTTCCCGGCGCTCGCCCACGACTGCCGCTGTCGGACCCCTCGATCCCGAAATGCACGCTCCCGGTCTACAAGCCGCGCTCGCCGCGTCCGGCCAACCCGGACCCGACCTTGCGACCGCTCGATCAGTTCACGGTGTCCGACCGACCGGTCCTGGAGGCGCCGCCTTTGGCCGAGGAAGACGACCCGACCCCGGACGAGATCGCGGCCCACGCCCAGGACGACGAAGAGATCGAGGATATGGGGCTCGACAACCCGATGCCCGAGCCCGGGGACCTGCCGCACGTCGTGCGCGACACGATGGGCCGCGGCTCGTCACGCCGGGCTGGCGCCGCCAGGGCGCCCTCGACCCTGCCCGATGTCAATGCCGGCGGCAGCCACAGCCCGACCTTTGTCGACACCAGCCAAGGGGTGCCGCGCTGATGCCTCGCCAGCTGCGCGACATGCTGACCGATCTCCGCGCCGAGATCGGTCACTCGACCAACGTCGCGCACGGCATAAACGACAGGGAAACCCTGTTGTATTATTTGAACCGCACCCAGGTTCAGCTGTACCAGGACTACGACTGGCCGCAGCTGATTATCGACCGCGACATCGGCCTGGTGGATGGGCAGCGGTATTACCCCTACCCGGTCGACCTGGCGTTCGATGACATCGGCTCCGTCCATGTGCTGGTCGGCAGCTTCTACCAGGAGCTGACCTACGGCATCGGCCCGCGCGAGATGACGATCCTCAACTCGGCGGCCGGGTTCAAGCAGTTCCCCACGCTGAAGTGGATGCACCACGCCGACGACAACACTCTGGAAGTCTGGCCGGTCCCCGACGCCAGCGCGGCCGGCGCGGTGGTCCCGCCCGATCCTGATCCTGGATTGCCGCGGACTGTCACCTACCCGGCCAGCCTGCGGCTGCGCGGGACCAAAACCATCGTGACGATGGTCGACGACAGCGACCTCTCGACCCTGCCCGACAATTTGATCGTACTTTTTAGCGCGGTCGAGATCCTCCAACGCGACGACGCCAAAGATGCCGCGCTCAAGCTCAACAAGGCCAACGAGGCGATGCGCCGTCATCGGGTGCGGCAGGGCTCGCACAAACGGGTGCGCGCGATGGCGATCGGCGCCGGTGGCGGCGACGCGCAGGCGCGGCACCATTACCCGCCGGCGATCGGCCTCGATTACATCCCTGTCGGATACGGTAGCGGGCCTGGCGGCGTTGGCGGCGGTGGTGGCGGCAGCGTTCCCTGATGGCTGGCAAGGTTTTCTCTGTCACCGATTTCAAAGCCGGGCTCGACGTTCGCAAGACCCCGCTGACCGCCCCCGGCGGCTCGCTCCGTATCCTGGAGAACGCTGTCCTCAACCAGGGCGGCGAGATCGAGAAGCGCCAGGCTTTCGTCTACATGACGACGATCGCGCCCTTACCGGTGGGGCTGATGAGCTACATGATCGGGCACGCCGGCGCCCTGCACGTTTTCGGCGAGCATCACGAAGGCGCGGTGATCGCCCCCGGCAGCCTGCCGGTGCCGATCGTCTATCACGCCCTGGCCGACCCGCCGGGGACCACCGAGCTTGTCGAGATCCTCGATGTCGAGCCGTTCGACGACAAGTTCTTTGTCTGCGCCCAGACCGCGGACGGCGCGACCTGCTGTTACTACGACGGGTTTATCGTCACCGAAGGTGCCGGCGGCGCCGGCGGTTTCAGTTCGGGCACCTACGCCCGTACCTGGAAAAGCAAGATGTACCGGATCGACGGGAAGTACCTGCGGTTTTCCGGGATCAACAACCCGGCGCAGAACGATCCCTCGTCGGTGACCGAGCCCGGCGCGGGTTTTATCAACCTGGCGCTCAACGACCCTGACGGCGAGCAGGCGCTCGCAATGGAAGTCTTCTACCAGTCGATGGCGGTGATGGCGCGGCTGCAGACCCAGGTCTGGACCCTCGACCCCGACCCGACCAAAGACACCCTGGCGCAACTCCTGCGACAGGGCGTCATCAGCCCGCGTTCGGTAGTGCAGTTCGGCACCGGTGACGTGCTCTTTCTCTCCGATAGCGGCGTGCGGTCCCTCAAGGCGCAAACCGCGTTCAGTCTCGCCGCCAGCGTCAGCGACGTAGGGTCGGCGATCGATCTCATGCTGATCCCGATCATCCGCACCAACTCGACTGCCGTGAACAAGGCGGAAGCGGTGGTGCAGCCGATCCAGGGCCGTTACTGGCTGGTGATCGACGACACGATCTACGTCCTCTCGTACTTTCCGGCCGGGCAAATCACGGCGTGGTCGACGATGAAACCGGGGTTCGTCGTGCGGAACTTCGCTGTCGTCAACAACACCGTCTACTGCCTCGATATGGTCGGCAATATCTACCTCTACGGCGGTGTCACTCAGAACGAGTACGACAGCTGCAAAGTCACCATCCGCACGCCGCATCTCTCGGCCGACAACCCGACCGAAAACAAGCGCATCAAGAGTGTCGATGTAATGTGCCAGGGCCAGTGGTCAGTGAACATCGGCATGCTGCCCAACAACACCGAGGCGTTCGAGCTGTGCGCCACGATCCAGGACAATACCTACGGGCTGCAAAGCATACCCTTTGCCGGCTATGGCACGCATTTCGGGGTGCATCTGGAGCACCAGGCTCCCGGCCCGGCGCTCTTGGCCAGCCTGCATTTCAATATCGAGGCGGGGGTGGTCAAATAATGGCGAAGGTCCAAGCCACTCCGGTCACCGCTGAAGGGCTCGCCTATATCGTGCGCAACCTGCGCCCGCGGGACCGGCGCGAGATTTTTGCCCTGCGGTGGGACGACGACGAGGCCCAGTTTGTCGCCCACGTTTACGCTTCCGCCGGCGAGTTGTGGCGGATGTGGTCGATAGACAGCGAACCGGTGGCGGTCAACGGGGTGGTCCCGGTGCGCCCGGGGGTGGTGATCGCCGGCGCCTTTGGGACCAGTCGCTGGCGCTCCGTCGTCAAACCGATGACCCGCTGGTCCCTGGATTACGTGATCCCGATCCTGCGCCAGGCCGGCTACCACCGCGGCGAAGCCTACGTCCTGGCCGAGAACACCGACAGCCGGCGTTGGATCGAGCTCTTGGGCGGCGAGATCGAGGCGGTGCTCAAAGGCTTCGGCCGGCAGCGTGAAGATTTTCTCCTCTATGCCTGGGACCTCACTCAGGAAAGGAACGAGCGTGTGTTTCTTTGGCGGAAGCAAGGTCCAAACCGGGCCGCAGATGGCGGCTGTCAGCTACACTAATCCTGCGACTGGGGTCCCCGGGCAGTATTGGGTCGAGCAAGGCGTCCCGGGCGAGTACGCTGCGCGGGGTGCGACGACAGTCACTGCCTACCAGCAGATGGCGGCGCAGGATCTTTCCGACAAACAGATCCAGGCCCAGAAGGACATCGCCGGCCAGCAACAGACCTTTAACGAACAGCAGTTTGCCGCCCAGCAAGCGCAGTACGAGCAACAGCAAAAACAAGTTCAGGAACAGGCCCAGCGGCAGAGCGAGTACGACACCGGCCGCGCCCAGGTCCTAAGTGAAGGCACCAACCATATCAATCAGGCGTTCTCGCGGTTCAGCCCGGATTATTTCAACCAGTACGCCAAAGACTATCTCGCCAAGTCGCAGGACGAGATCGACTACCAGCGTCGCCAGGCCCAGAAGGACCTCGGGTTCCAGCTGGCCCGGCAAGGGATCTCATCCTCGCAGGCCGGGGTCAACCAGGAAGGGCTGATCGAAGAGAAGGCCGGGCGCGCGACCGCCGAGCAAACCGACGCAGCGCAGAAAGCCGCGGCGGGCCTTCAGACCGATGTCGCCAACGCCAGGTCGAACCTGGCCAACCAGGTGGCGTCTGCCGAGAGCATCGGCAGCCCGATCGCGGGGTCCACCATCGAGGACGTGAACACCTCGTTGCAGACCCAGCGCAACGCGATCTCGCCGATCGCCACCTCGGCCGGCGATGTTGCGTCCTCGCTGCAGGCGGTCCCCACGGTCAGCACCCTCGGGTCGATCTTCTCGGGGGTCCTCGGCGCCGGCGGCAACTTCCTCGGCGGTCTGCAGTCGGGGCAGATCATGGGGCAGTTCCAGAAGGGGCTTTCCGGGACCGACCCCAATAGAAGCAGCACGAGGTAGGTCCGATGTGCGATCCAATCTCGGCGGGCATCGCCACCGCGGTCGGCACCGCCGCCTCGCTGGCCGGCACCTACATGGGCGCCCAGGCGCAGCAAAAGCAGGCGCAGGCGATCGCCCAAGCCAACCAGCAAACCCAGCTGGCGCAGAACCAGGGTTTCACCCAGCGCATGCAGGCCGGGGTAGCCCAGACCGCAGCGCAAACCGCGGCCAGCCAGGAAACGATCCAGGCCCGCAACCAGGCCGCGATGTCGATGCGCGACGCGCAGATGAAGTCGCTGCAGGACTACCAGGACACGATCAACGCCCAGAACGCCCAAGCCGAGCGCCTGCGCGGGGTGGGCGATGTTGCAGCGCAAGATCTGCTGATCCAGACCGGGCCGCAGGCGCTCGACCAGGCGCAGGCCCAGCGGCAAGCCCAAGCCGCCGCCTTACTTAAAGAGAACCTGCCACCGAGCCCGGACGCCACCAGCCCCGACGCGGTCGGGAGCGATCCGGTCAACCGAGGCGCCTTGGCCCGGCGCACCGCGGAGGCCGCCACCAATATCCGCGATTATGGCAGCCGGATCGCCCGCGCCGGGTCCTACGCGGCGCCCACGAACGCGATCAACCTGGCGATCGCCGACGCCAAGTACGGCATCATGCCGGCGCAGCACGCGGAAGAGCTCCTGAAATCGGGCAGCGCCACCCGGCTGTTGCCGAGCAAGGTGGGCTATCAGGCGGCCACCGGGGAAGGCCAGGCGCAGGACCTTCTCTTGCAGTCGCGCGGCCAGAACGCGCTCGACGCGGCGGGCTTGAGTTACGGCAACGCCACCAGCCTTGCGAACCTGCAGCAAGCCAACGCCGATCAGATCACCAAGAACAAGCTGGCGCAGACCTCGGCCAACCTGGAAGCCCAGGCGAGCCAGGGGAAGGTCATCCAGGGCGTGGGGCAGCTGGGGCTCTACGGCGCCGGCCAGTATTACGGCGGTGGCTCGCCCTTGTCCGGGATCTTCGGCACTGGCGGCGCTCTCGGTAGCCAGGGCGCGCTTTTCGGGAACGCGGCAGACGCCTCGATCCGGGCCGGCGGCGCGCCTCTAGCGATTACATAAAGGGGTTCACCCCATGAAGACCGGTTACGAAGACTGGGACCAAAACCTCAAGACGCTGGGTGGCGCCCTCTTCCCCGATCCCAGCAAGCAGGCGCACGCCTATTACTACGGCACCGAGGCGCGCAACGCTTTGCTGAAGTCGGCCCAAACTCAGGAGAGCCTGGCTGCTGGGCACCGGTTGACCGGCATGATCGGCGGTGACTTTCAGCCGCCGACTTATGGTCCGGGACCACTCGGTGTCAACATCCTGCAGGACCCTTACGCTGGGGGTGCCCCGGCAGCTCCAGCTGCGCCAGCCTTAGGCGCCGTTGTCGCCGGCGGGCCAGCCGCAGTCGGCAACGCCATTGTGGCCGGGGTCGAAAACCACACGCAGACGGGGCCGGTGCCGCCGGTTCAGTCGCCGGCGCCGAACGCTGGCGCGGCGCCCGCCCCGACGACGACGGGTTCCGATGGCAGCACTCCGCAAAACGGCCCGGGCGCCCTCGCTCCGGGCAGCGTGACCTCGGCCGGCGGCGGCGGTGTCATACGATCCGGTCCCGCCGCCGCCAACGGCAGCCCGGCGCCGCTCAACTTCGACTTCGCCCGGGTCATGGACATGGGCGCCAAGTCTGGGCTGACCGCCGACCAGATGCAGGTCCTGGCGCGCAGCACGCTGGCCAACATGGAAAAGAACGGCCAGATGGCGACGCCGCAGGTCGAGGCGCTGGCCGCGCTCTTCGGTGCGCCGCAGATGCGCCAGCAAGTGATCTCCAATCAAGGTGCCCTGGCGGTCGGGGCGCAGACCCAGGCCGGGGAGACGGCGAGAAATACCGCCAGGATTGCCGGCGAAAACCTACGGGCGGGGATGCCGCTGCAAGACATCGTCGACCCGAACGATCCGACCCAGGTCACCAAAGTACCTTTGTCTCAACTCCAGGGCATCGGTGGCAGACCGAGTTACAACCCGGCCGCAGTCACCGCAGGGGTGGCGCCGGTCACGGTGCAGCCTGGTGGTCCCGGGACCAGCTCCTACAGCCAGCCGGCGTTCCGGGCGCAGCAACCGCAACCGGGAGCACCAGGGCAACCACAGCAACCGGGCATGCCGGTTTATCAGGCGGGCACCGAGGACATCAGACAGACCCAGCTGGGGGCGCGCGGGAGCTTTATCGACCCGAAAAACCCGACCGTCCTGATCCCCGGCACGATCGAAGAAGCCCGGCAGAACGGCTGGTGGGACGTTCCCAAGAGCCCGGAGGAGTGGGCCGGGCTGGCGGCCTATGCCTCGGCCAACGTGCCGCCGGATCAAGCCCAGAAGATCCGCGAGAGCGTGCTGGCGTTTGGCGCATCGACGGCAGTGAAGCCGACCGATGCCAACGAGAACTTCAAGAACCAGGCGCTGATCAACCAGCAGCTGCAGACGCACATGCCGGTGCCGACCAGCGAGTACCCGCTGTCGCAGACCAACCAAAACCTGCAACTGGCGGCGGCATCACCCAATGCCTCGGCCGCCCTGACCGCCCTGTCGGAGCAGTATTTCCGCTACGACCCGGAGACCCGCGGCAACCGGATCACGGCGACCAATAAGGCGATCCAGCAGCTGGCCGACGAGGGCTACATCAACCTCAAGCAGCCCCGCACCTTGAGTGCCTTTGGGCAACCGACCTCGATCAACGTGGCCAACAAGGACGGCGTGCTGCAAGAGCACTTCCGAGTGGACCTGCTCGACCCCAAGACCAAGAAGCCTTACGCGGAAGGGCAAGTCCCTCCCATCACGATGCGGCGGTTGAGCAACGCGGTTATGCCCGCAGCCCCGGCTGGCCCCGGCCCGCGCGGTCCGGCGCCGCTGGTCACCGGCAGACCACCGGGTGGCGCAGCGGCTCCGGCAGCGCCGGCGGCACCGGCTGCGGGTGCTCCCACCGGGGCAATTGGCACGGCACGCCCCGGCACACCGGACGGTCCCGCAACGATCAGCGGCAAACCTGTCGTCGTTCGCGGCGGCTACATCTTCCCGGGCTAGGAGCTGACCGATGGCCGCTCTCCCGAGAGCCCCCGAGTTGGTCACGATCACCACCCCTGGCGGGGCGCGCTTCTCG